ACATACGTGTGGTTCGGCGTGTTTGGTGCACCGGTCCACTCTGTAATCTCCTTGGCAATAATCATACGTTTTCACCTTTGGCAATTTTGATTGCGGCAACAATGAATCCTAGGACAATAATAAGAGCATATCCGACAAGCATCGGTGAGAATACAGCCCACCACGACCAGGCAACAACCTCGGTCAGCTTGAGTACGATGAATACGATGGTCAGTGTTTCAAGAAATCCCATTATGTAGTACCTTTCCTTCATTTGTTAAGTCCATTATATACCACCCAGTGACTGCTGTAAACACATAATTTGGTCAATTTGGTAACAAGTCTTGTTCTCCTATGGAACAAGTGGCGGCACCCAGTCCTGTCCAGAGTCCCAGGGCTTTGGATTACCATGGAAGCAGACGATATCACCTGGTGGATTTGCTTGGTCAATACCGTCAAACTTATAGCTGTGAATCTTACCAGGGAAGGCATCCTGGAGCGCGTTGTATCTTACTTGCTCATGGATATACCCTTGATCACCCCAACGATTCTGCCTACGCGCGTAGAGACCGATCCGCTTGATATCAAAGTTATCGTATACATGACGATACGATCCAGACCATGACATGATGCCCGAACCCATCACGACCTTACCGTCTCGCTTATGCCCTGACAGATTCCGTAGCGCGTAGAATCCTGAAAGGTCGAGCATGTACCGAATGTTGTGAAGGATGACCGTATCGAGGTCAATATAGAACACATCGTCGAACCGAAACAGCTCAATCTTGGACCCCACCCCGGCCAATCGTGGAGCAGAGGTATCGTGTTCACGCCCTCGATTTCACCCACGTCAGTAAGGCAAATAAAATCCACGCCACTGAGATGCTTGTCACACTGACGCTTGAGCCACTGAACCTGGAGCGCGTTATACTCGACGGGCTTTTTGCCATTCTTAAATCCACCACTCTTGTAGACACAGAATACGGTCTTCATATCAGCCGCTCGTACTCAAAGTTCAGTGGCTTGATTGGCCGCTCGTGCTGATACATCAGGTCACGAAGTTCCGGATAGTTCTTGATATGGTACTCGGTACCTTTTCTACCATAGTCCGTGGTCGTCGCACCATATAGCTCATCGGATCGATACATCGTAAGGTCAACGTCCCTAAGCACCTTGCCTCGACCAGATCGAAGCTGAAGTCGAGAGATAAAATTTGCATCCGATCCATAGTATCCACAAAACCTTTCATCGTATCCACCGACCGACCAAAATAGTTTGTTGTGGAGAAGCATGATATTTGGTGGAATTTTACGGATTCTTGTTCCGCTTGAGTCGCGACGCTTGAATGTATAATGCTTGGTAATGCCCCATCGACGCTTTGTAATAAGACGATCCGCATCCTCGGCAGGAAGTAGATGATCCATATCACACATGAGGCACCAACCTCGTGCATTGCTCATACCAAGATTTCGGGCACCATCTTGGTTCCATGGAATGTCTGTATGAATACGATATAGTTCAAGGTCAATTCCTACGTCACGAATATGATCGATGGCAGGATCACGAGTCGAGCAGTCATCGACGATAATAATTTTCCACTGATCTTTGTTTTGATATTGTGACCATTCGCTCATATGAAGATCAAGCATCGGACCGTTTTCAAAATAAGGATACACAAAGGTTACGTGGATCATTTTCTCCGCCCTACTGCTCGTCTTGCCCGAGCCTTCCTTCTTTTCTGCATCTGAATTTGTTTACGTCTTTTATTGACCTGATGATTGTCGTCCGCACTACCACGCCAATGATTACGGATCCATTCATATCGTTTATATTCTGTGAGAGGATCGCGCCTCCCAGGAAACATTACAATCGATGCATCATCAGGAAGAGTGTGCTTATTCTCAAGTTTACGAAAGTCGTAAACGCCGTCACGCTTCGAGAATGTCTGCTCACCAGGACCTAGAAGATGTGAAATCCACGCTTGGTCAGAACCCACCAATTCAATCCTATCCTTCCGAGGCTGAATAAGCTGTGGTGTCGTCTGAGGATCAAACTCGTCCCATACCTGCGACCGAGCACCAGCGTCCATCATAATGATGCCGCCGTTATAATATTGGTGCGTCGCATGACGATTTGATTTGATATCATACTCGTTAATGATAAAATCGTCGGTCCGATTAAGAATATGATCTATATTACCTGTGACCACACAGTCAAGATCAATGGCAATAAACCGTTCTCCAAGGATCTCGTTAATGTCATCCGAGAAAATATACAGACGGTTATAGCAACCGCCTAACTCTCGGCAGAAGTCCCAGAGCCACCGCCGTTCAATATCGGAGTGAAGTCCGCTGTAGTCATCAGTGACGCAGATAAACCGATGCGGAACCGCCGTGTTTCGCTGGATCGAGTGATACAGGATGTTGACGTGTTCCGCACCGTACTGGTCAATCGAACTCGGTAACTGCATGCCAGACCGATTCCGATTCCACTTAAAAACTACAATAGACAGCATAGGTCTATTTAGGTATTCACATATTCATCAATCATCGTAAAGACGGGAGCGAGGGAACAAGCACACTCACGTGCAATCATAGCGTGTTCTTTCTGAGTACCATTACCAGAACGAAGCTGGATATAATGAATCCATGACCGCAGTGTGCCGTTCATATACAGACGAGATTCTGTGAGACCTTCGGGAAGGAGTGCTCGAGCCTGTTCCTTGGCAATACCTTCGGCAACTGCCCACTTATAGGCATTCTCGGCAACACGGGTCACCTCTTTCTGCCGATCGTACCACATTTCTGCGACGGTCCGATCATGAAAGCTGTCATCAAACTCGACAGAATTTTGACGATTCTTGGTATCCTGATGCCGAGGCTCACGTGTCACAAAGTTCAGATCCTTTGTCGGATCGGCATACCGTTGAGAGAATTCCTGGAACGAGAATGACCGGTGGCGAACAATCTGGTGAGCAATATCACGTGTCGTATTCACCTCAAGGACAACGTTGACCATCTCGAATGGTGACCAGTGACCATGCCGAGCAAGGAATCGAATCAGCTTCTCGGACGTCTCCTGATTCATCTGATTGGATGGATTTGATACCCTTGCACAATATGACACGAGGTCAAGCAGATCAGGATTGCTCTTCTCGTCATTCCACTGTTGGATAAAGTCCTCGGAAGGCTGGGTGTAACTAATAAGTTTTACATTCATGAATGTGGTTCCTTTACTCTGTAACCTATGCGAATATTATCAAGATGACCAGATGCCGAATAATAAAATGAATCCTCGTGGAGATTTCCTACAAATGGTAGATCGGACCGATAATCTTTCTCATCAGTATCCCATACTGGATACATGACAGTGCCGACATCGTAGTTCCAAAAGTGGTCGTTACCGCTACGAAGATGGATTTCAAAAATGCTGGTGCCTTTGGTCTCGACATTCAGATATTGTGGAGAACTGACTCCCTGATGGACAAATCGAGGCAGCTTAAACTTCTTTGGAGTATCTATCCGCTCCCAATAATCAAACATCACGAGATCGTCCTCAGACCGATGAACACCACGAGTCGTACAGAACGGCACCCATTTACCCTCGACGCGATGAAGGTCAATCGAGAGATGTTCGCCCTCAAGATACTCACACCAGAAGTACCCTGGCGGTACATGAGCAAGGGCAATCATGTCCGTTGTATCTTTTTCGGGATCAAGATACATTTTCTTTGCACCGATACCCATACCATACAAATTGTAGGTCGGACGGATAATATAGTAACCAGCTTTCTTAATTGGTACGCCAGAAGGACCGGCATGGTATCCCATCCGTAACGCAACTTCAAGTTTGTTGAATAGCCAACGATGCTCAGGATATTGATCCCATGCCTCAAAGTCCTCCTCTACGGTCATACAGTCACTCCTGAGAAATCTTTCCGCTCGCCTCCAATTCTTGCACCAGAGGCGGACGAATCAAATGCCGGTCCCGCGTTACTACCAATCAGATCCTGTGCCGTGTCCTCGACATCATAGAATCGCATCCTTGATTTATCGACACCAATCACGAATCGCTTGTTCTGTGTCGGATCAGAATACCGATTCTTGAGCTGCTTGACCATCACCTGACCTAGATTCTCTAGCTCCTCGGTCGAGATGAGAGCAAACATCATGTCAGCCGTGGCAGGCACACCAAACGATTCTGATGTATTATTCAGGTCAACATCTGAATTGGCAAAGCCCTCGCGATTGGACTGTGTCGCAGTCACGATCGGCAGATTAAATTCGATGGCAAGACCACGGACCTCCTCAGCAATGGATTTAATTAACGAGTATGTGTTAATCGAACCGCCAAGTCCACGCATCCTTGCCGATGAACAAATATTTAGGTAATCCACAAAGATGATATCAGGTGTAAAGTCACGTTTCAGTTTTAGCTCCTCAAGCAGAGCACGGAAATGTCCCGTGTGTGCAGAGCCCGTCGGATACTCCTTGATGATGAGTTTACCCACGGACCGCTTGGCAATAGTCTCGATCTTGCCCGAATATTGCTTGTATGACAGATTCTCAATCTGGTCCAGCGGCACGTTCATCAGGTTCGCGTCAATCCGCTCGGCAATTTTCTCCTCTGCCATTTCAAGCGTCACATACAATACATTCTTGCCCTGCGTAAGGGCAGCAGAAGCCTGGTGACACATGAACATGGATTTACCGACACCAGTCGATGCAAGAATGACATTGAGTGATTTACGTGAGAGTCCACCTTTTGTAATTCGATTCATATAGTCAAGATCAAATGGAATCTTCTCCTCCGTCCGATGATAAAATTCGTACCGCGAGTCCGCATCGTTGATGTAGTCGTGACCAACCGATGTGTCAAATGATACGGACAGCGCGTCCTTCAGTAGTTCTGGTAGCGCATTCTTGGTCAGTTCCTTGTGCCGACCATCAATGATGTTAATGGATTCCATTACTGCCAGATAGATTGCACGGTCCTGGCACCATTTTTCGGTCTGATCCTCAAGCCACTGCTGGTCAATGTCCTTACTCTCGGACAGATCGGTCAACAAGGATGACGCTTCGGATGCATCATCAGGTGATAAACTGTCAGCATCCGATATCTCGATTGCAAGCGCCTCGGTTGTCGGCAGCTTGTTATACTTGGTCACGAACGCTACGATTGCATCAAATACGCCTCGGTGGGCTCCTTCAAAGTACTCCTTCTTGAGAAATGGAACTACACGACGAGTATATTCTT